GTAGTACATGCCGATGATGTTTTTCATAAATAGCCTGATATTGGATGGCACATCCTGATGGCTCTTTCCGTAACCGCATATATACGTAACCTGAACAGGGTACTCGATATCGGTATCCACATCTTCAGGAAACTCATAATCAGGATAAAACCGTACATAACCGGGCGTTCTGTTTGCCTGAACTTCGTAATTACTGTCTGCAATCGTCTGCTCGTCACCGGCCGTATCGATATACGCCACTTTTGAGACGCTCATCAGCGGCGGACGCGGAAGCTCCAGTTTATCACTGAACTCCGTAAAGTCCCATCGATACTCTGCTTCAATCAGCTGTGTTTTGCGCTTCGTTTCGAAGGATGCACATGCGGCCGCAATCAGTGACGAAAGAAGGTTATCCTCCACCGTGTAGTCGGCACAGTTTTCTACAACCAACTTCAAATGAAGTTTGAGATCACAAAGATCTACTGGTTGTCTGGCTGCTTCTGTGACTACGGTTAACGGCATGGGTGTTCCTCACTATTTTTGCAGGTACTCTGCAATTTCTTTTTCACCGGCTTTACCGATGTTTTTTACTTTCGTAAGGTCTGTTGCGTTTTTTACCGCCTGAATGGTTTCCAGTCCTGCGGCAATAAGATCCTCACGCCTGGGCATGTCTTTTGGTAGTGTTTTTTTGGGCTCCCTCGCATATCCTTTGTCAATAAAAGATTCAGCCAACTCTTCCGGTACTTCTTCAACCTGCCCGGCGTGATAGGCATATCCCGGAGGAGGCGCCATAAAAAATAATTTTTGGTATGTAGTGGTTTTCTTCTTTGCCATGATCATATATTTTGTTTTTAATAAATCCCAGCACACTAAATGCTGGGATTTTATTTTTTTAGTCCTCTTTACTAAGAGGTTACGATGTCTTTACCTACGGAGAAGGCAGAAGCATGTCGCAAACCGCTATCGTAGAATGTCCAGGCATTAATCCGGATAAGCCCCTCAGTGTCCTTACTGTAAGGGTTCACCAGGAAGCTCATTCCGCCCCACATGGCGATGTAGAGAGAAGCCCAGTTTGCAAAGATACTTGCAGACAAGCTGTCGTCTGTAGTTGATCCCTTATTGAGGTTGCTGGGTACAAGACTACTCACGAACATGTTGTACTCATTCACAGTCTTGTCATTGCGATCATAAATAAACTGTGCAGTATTACTGGCAATCTCAGTTGTTTTTAGCTTTCCTCGCACTTTCGAGTTGGTCAACCATCCCAGTCGCGGATCATCTTCCATAGCCGCGTCAGAGTTAAGCACGTCCGTCTCATACTTCACAATGCTTTCCCATGTCTCTGCGCCGCCATCTGTACCGTGACTCTGTGCGTTGGTACCGGATGCATCAAGAATGGCCTGAATAATGTTCGTGTGCATCGGCTTCCCGATTTTGTAAGCGAGATGATTCCGCAACCATGCTTCTACATCTACACTGGACTGAAGAAGAGTTTGTCGCGATACCTCAACAAAAGCCGGAAGACGTGTAGGTGTAAGCTCCAGCTCTTCAAACGTCGGGCTGATTTCATCAGCTGCGGCCGTCTCTGATTTTGTAGCAGGGTCTGTTCCTTCTACAGCACGTGGGAAACTCATGTTACCGGAAACGTCCGTAAAGAACGTAGCACCAAGACCATCCTGGTTGTTTGCAGAGCTATCTACAAAAGGAAGTCGGGCACGAAGAATGTCAATCAGAGACATTACATTTTTCTGAACGGTTAACCCGCCCTGATCGCCACCAGATCCACCAGTAACAGTTACATCGTTGGCAATCTTTCGAGATGCCTCCATAACGACGGTTGGCACATGCACATTACCATTCAGCTTAATGCCTTTATTCTTTGCATCGCGAATAGCTTCCTGATGCATTTCCGCTTCAAGCCCTGTTATATTCTGAGGGCCACCATCCAGTGCCTCACGGAACATCTTCACATAGCTGAAATCAGATATTTCGTTCTCCGGGCCTTTGGGTTCGTTGCCGCCGGGATGAACGTTGTGTGGACCAGGCTCTACCTGGTCGCCATGCAGACGCTCGTAATTAACCTGCCCTTCCAGGTTATCCACAACAGTTTGCTGGTTATCCATCTTTGCATCAATGGCATCAATATCATTTCGAGAAGTATTAAACTCATTTTGCTCATCTTCTGTGAGCTCGTTCTTTTCACCGAGCGCGCTTAACTTTGTCAGTTTCTCTGCGCGGTCGTTGGTGAACTGGTTCAGCTTTTTGCGTGCAGCACCAAGCTTTTCCTGTAGTTCTTTCAACTTATTCATGGTTTATCACCGTTTACGTTTGTATGTTTCGATTTGTCGGATTTGCGCAGAAGCGCTGTTGCCCGAGTTTCCTTTCATTTCCTTCATAAAATCATTGAGTATCTTCTCAATGGGTTCCGTGTCAATTGTAATGGTGGCTGTTAGGCTATCGCCATTGTTACTAATCCCATTCAGTTTCTGGATATTCTGCATTCTGTTAGTGCGATCATCAGCGTCCATGTGATCGATATTCTCATCATCTGCATCGGACGGATCATATATTTCATCGATAAATCCATATTCAAGAGCGTCATCAGCATTGATCCATCGTCCATATCCGCCGCCATCATCCATCAGATTGGCAATCTCATCACTACCAATACTGGCCCTGTCTGCGAAAAAGCTGATCAACCGATTATCAATAACCTCCATATCGGTTGTAAGCTCCTTCGTCGTGTTTTGGTTGATGTATCCCATCACACCAAACATGACTCTATGCATTAGGTAAAAAGCATTCTCACTCATCCTTCGAGTAGTTCCTGCTTGCCCAATAACGGTAGCAGCACTGGCAGAGAATCCCATTATATTTGTGACAACTTCAGCACGTTTACTGCGTAGCATATCCGCAATAACCAGCCCATCGTTTAAATCTCCACCGGGACTGTTGATATTCACTATGATTTTTTCAGGTGAAATCTCACGAAGAGTATTTTTTATATTCTGTACCGTGTTTTCGCTCTTCTCTCCGGTGATCCACTCTCTGATTATATCACGACCTATATAGCCGTCAATATCAATCACGGCAGTATTACCACCATCCTGCAGTACATAGTTAACAGCTGCAGGTTTAGTCAACTCCAGGTATTGATCTTTGTCGAGTCCGTTAAATGGGTTTCTGTGTCTTAAATTCTTCATTCAGCATTCACCATATTTTGCTCGTTCATATTGCTGGGTACAAACCAATTATCAGGATCGCCCTCATCCATATCTTCCAGATCACGGACTTCACTGGGTTCTGCCCATCCGGGAGCGTTCTTGCCAAGCATGATGCTGTAGGCCTCAAACCTGCTCTTGATATCTGCCCGCATTTGCCCGTCCAGATTAATATTGAAGTAGTGGTTTTCTTTTTCTGACTCTTTGAGCAGCTTATTATCGTATTCGGCTGTGAAGTTCATTGTGATAGGCATCACCCCATCCGTAACGTATTCAATACCCTGATGCTCAATATTGTTATTCGTGGATCGGTCAAGCTCCATCAGCTTATGTAGTGGTACACCAAATATTCTTGCTATGTCTGCAAGGGTGAATTTCTTATTCGCTACCAGCTTCTCGATTTCAAAGGCCATTTTAAACTGGGTGTACTTCATGCCCTGTGGAAGCATCAGCATTTGGTGCCAGCTATCCGGTCCGCTTTGGTAGGTTTGTCGTAAGTTTTTTCTAAACTCGCCAAAATCTTCCTGTGCCTCTTCGTCGGTCGATCCCATCATTGCCGCGCTAAACTCTTCATCAAGCTCAATCACACCACCGGCGTGCATTCCTTTCCCAAAGCTGGTTGCTTCCATTTTCTGAGCAGCAAGGCCGATACCAAGGCTTTCTGATGCATATCGAATCGGTGATACACCCTTTACGCCATCCCACGATAGTCCGTAAACATGCAGGATTTCATTATCTGTATAGGTATTACCACCTATCTGAAAATATTTACGGTTGTTTTTGAGATATGGCTCAACCATCCACGGCATGATGGGAGTTATACTTGTTACATCATAAAATCGATCACGACGGATGTAGGCATAGAAGTTGCCCCACAATAAAAGATGTGTTGCCGCTAAGAAATGGTACTGATAGGTGTTTTGAGCTCTGTTAGGTTTGCGGTAGATAAGCCAGTGCGCCGGATGATCAGAGGCGACTTCTCTTTGTCTTTTCCCATTTACTTCCGTCCTACGTAAAAGATGCTTTGGTGATGTGGCAAGTGCGCCTCCCAGTAAAGTAACGGATCGGAAGACACCCGTGTGCATTAAAGCACGCTTTTCATTTACCTCTACACCGGAATCATTCGATATGCCGATAAACGGCCATGAACCGTGGTCTTTTAAATCATGCCCACGAGTAATAGCCGAGTTTTTAATGTTGAGTATTTGAGGGAGTTGAATCATCTACCCTCAATTTCACCCCTACACTGATCTATATCAATGTAACAAGGTTACATATTTTGTATATGTGTGGGATTTATGGTTTTTATAACAGGCGATTCATCCCGACTCGATTAAATTCTTTTCCTGAATTAGATAATAGCTTCGCGGGATAATCGCGCGTTATGGGGTTTCAGGAAGTAAAATGCTATCACTAAAAACAGAATCAAGCCTTTTATCAAAATCACCTGACTTCTCAGTTCCTTCCTCAAACCATTTTAGTTCTTTTGGGCTTACAGGGAATACCACATTCGACCTCACTGCTAATTCACGTAACAAACCCATAACAACGGCATTAACCTGACCCGTTTCGAGGCGTTGCTCAAAAAGGGATATAATCTCAGGAACCATTGCAGTAGCAATTATACCGGTTTCTTCCGCTCTGCCAGATTTTAAAAATTCAATTCGTTCCTGATCTTTTTGTAAATCATTCCAAAGCTTTTTCATTTTTTCTCCTTTATTAATTCATAATCTACGGGCAGGTTATGCCTCACACGTTATACCATTTTCTTAATCCGCTTACTTCTGCTCACCCTGAACGAGTTGTAACTGCTGTACCGTCGTTTTTTAAAGATCGCTTTATAATCTGATTCTGCCATTGCATAGGCTTCTTCATAGGTATCCGCTTCGGCGGTGTACTCAATAAAGCGTTTATCAAATTCACGGGGATCGTGCAGTTTTACGTCTTCGCTCATAGTTTAATCACTTTCGAGATTTTACGTTTTCGGCGGACTGGCAGCGGATCTACCGATTCCATAAACATCAGGTTGATCAGTGCCACAGCAGCATCAATCTTTTTATTGGGATGCTCTTTTCGCGGATATACATTTTCGTTTGCATCTTCTTTGGCTACGACGTTTCCCATGTTCCATGTGAGCACCGGATCACCATTGTGAATAATTCGCGGATCGTGCTCCTTTCCTTCGTTCTCATTAATGATGTACGCTTCCAGGTCTTTCATTGGATCGCTTAAATACTTCACACGCTGGCCGATCACCCCATTATTGATACGGAGCTTGGTTAAATCCTGAGACATCTGATCTTTAGCCCAGTCATCCATTCCCACCTGCATCAGCCGGAAGTTCTTATTCACCCACTGTACATGCTCTTTAATCATCTCGAAATCAGTGGTATTGCCGGGTGTGAGTGTGAACAGTCCACGCTCGGCCCATGCGTTATAATCGGCACGGTGTCCGATCAGGTCTTCACTTACTACCGATGCCGGCAGAAAGTAATGTCCAAACGTGATATATCGCTTTTTACCCTGCCCGTTGGTGCCATGCCTGAACAGCAGCTGTGCCGGACAGATATCCTTCCTGGAAGCAAGATCCAGAAACATATAGCACGGTTTACCCAGAAAGTCATCGAGTGTAAGCTCTTTGTGTGCATTTCCAATATCGATCCACTTCTCCATAGTGAAGTAGTTATCGAATGAGTTGATCCACACATTTTCATGCTTTGTAAGAAATTCGTTTTTTTTACGCTCAGACTGCCGTGCTCTGTTCAATTCACTTTCGTAATAGCTCTGATGCACACTCACACCAAAGTTCGGGTTGGCTTTCTTCACCACATCCATATCATCCCAGTTCTCCCGGTCTTCCTTATCAATCGTGTAGATGATCCCGAACAGCCTTTCATCAACTACTTCACCGGTGAGTACCTTTTCTGCATAATCCTGTCGTTCATATCCCAGGCTGGTCATGTCCGATCCGGCCGTCGATATACTCATAATCATGGAGTTCACATCAGATGCCGTACCTTTTACGATGGTTTCATACACATCCTTCTTATCCCAGTCCTTAATCTCTTCGAGTGCGGCCATGTGGATCTTCGGACCGTCCGCCGCTTTGGAATCACTCACCAGCGGACGAATAAAGCTATCTCCATCATCATAAAAGATTCCCATCCCACCGGCCGATCTGTTAATGCGCATAATCTGCGAAAGAGCAGGGCTGTGCTTTACCAGCTTCACAGCATCACGATACGCCAGTGTCTGCGCATGCGATGAACTTGTGGCAAGTATCCATACCTGTGCGCCAGGGTACCCATCAGCAAAACTCATGAAGATCATATTCCCAGCAAGAATCAGAGACTTCCCCTGCTTTTTCGGAATCATCACCACGCTCTCATTAAATCGGCGAATCGGTTCATCGTTGATCCGTTCATCACAAAGCCAGCTAAACGGACTGGCAAAGGTGAAGTATTGCCACGGTTCAAACACTACCGGCTTATTTTTAAATATACCATCGAAATGGTGCAGGGTATTTTCAAAGAAGTCCACATAGTGTTTACAGGCCAATGGTTGGAAATAGTACGGAAACTCTTTGGTACTCTGCCGGTCCAGATCCCGATAGTGCCGATCCACGGCAAGCTTTACCCATTTACAGGCGGGTATTCTCCCATTCACCACACCGGATGTATATTCGTCAAACTTGGGTATGCCTGTTTTTTTAAGTGCCAATCGTTAATATGATTTTTTTACCGGTCGCAGTGTGCTGGGTTGATCGTTCTGTTTTGTTAGGTTCCCCGTCTTCTCCATAAGCTTCGCGGTGATCTGTACATCGAGGCCCAGTTCCTTCCGGTACTTTTCCGTCTCTCTCTTAAACTGTGTAAGAATAGACCACTCACCATTCACCTGGTTCCCGGCGTGACCGCTTTCACTCACATAGGTATTCAGAAACTTATCCACGTTCCCGTCCCGGATCGGTTCACTAAGATCATGCACAATCTCTTCGCAGTTTATCAGGCTTAGAATACTGTACAGCATAGATCCATAGAGAAGTTTGAGGCTGATGAGATGCTCGCAAATCTGTCGCCACCGGTTCGCAGAATGTCCTGTTAGTGTGGGCGGAGTATCAGGCACCTGCTCCAGCTGTCCACCGGGATAGTCAGAGAAGTGTTTTACAATACTTTTTTTGATTTCATAATGCTGTTTGCATAATCCCTCTTTCACAGATTTTCGTTTGCATCTCCCGCCGCTCTTTGTCAGTGCACAGCAGATGCCATCGTGTTTTTTTTGATCACTTCGTTTTAAAATCTTCATGAGAGCTTCGGTTTAGTTACCCCCTCCCCCCACTGCCGCAGGGTTTGGAGAAAAAAAGAAGTC